ATATCGCCTAGTGGCAGAAAACGAACTTTAACCTTTGTCGAACGCACTGATCACATGATCACCTTGGAAAATGCACGGGAGTGGGCCGCGACCCCAGAACAGTGGACCTTCGCAGAGGAGATAATTCTTCAATCGGGGTTTAGCTTCGAACCCGGCAGTATGAATACGGATAAGTACATCGCCAGCATTGAGCACCGATTTTTAAAACTATTGAAGAAAGAAAGAGAGAGAGAAAAACTGTTAGCTACGGCAGAAGACGAGGCAAACCGGGATAGAACCGGCGCGTCAGCGGTCCCGGCACCCGCTGCTCGCGCACTTACTGCTGGAGAAGCGGCAGAGTATCCTCTAGCTGACCACGACGTATGGTGGGGCGATAGGGATTATGCCGCACGGGGCGGCGAGATGCAGTGGATGACGCCGGATGAGTTCTTGGCGGCAGCAAGACCGGTAGACCCGTTGGAGGAAGTCACGGCAGAGAACGTAAGCGATTTAGTGGCGCACATAAACGAAGGGCGCGACCTAGACCCACTGGCACTGTACGCCGATGGCATGGAGGACGGCAGACATCGGGCGTTAGCCGCCAAGCAGTTGGGCATGGAACAAGTGCCGGTAATAAACTTTCGTGGGCAACCGTTAGCTATGGACGAAGCCGGGGTTGAACGCTTGAGTCCCTCTAAAGCACCAGAAGAACAACTCGGTTTATTTGAGGAAGCAGCCCAAATAAAACCACAGCAACTGACAGCCGGAAGTCTTTTTGATAAAAAAGAGGGTCGTAAACTATTAATCGTAGGCTGTTGTAAAACTAAGAGTAGTGCTCTAATTCCATTACCCGCAAGTGAGCGTTATATAGGCACTCTCTTTACCACATTAAAAAATACGGGTGTACCGGAAGATGTGGATGTTGCTGTTTTGTCAGCTAAACACGGATTAATTCGTCTTGATACACCTTTGGAAGATTACAACGTAACGATGAAAGCGGGTCGTAAAGATCTTTTGAAAAGTCCGGAACAGCTTGCACGTATTAATAACACAGTGGACGGATACGATGAGGTTTTTGTAGCGGGGGGTAAGGACTATCGTAACTTTTTAGACGAGGCAGGTATAAAAGGCAAATATACAACATATACCGACCATGCGGATAAAGTCAGGGGTATCGGTGATCAGCGTTCTATTTTTAAAAAGTGGCTATCAGGCGATACTGTTCCAGAAGCCACACCGACCAGAGTGGTTACAGGACCCACTGATCTTACTAAAGGCACTCGTGTCCGGTGGAAAGAGCCTGTTTTTGAAGGCTCTTTTGAAAAACCACGGTTTGTAGGTACTCGCACTATTGAGGGAACCATCCTAAAAGAAAGTTATGGTGTTAAACGTGGGCAGCATACCTTTACGATTGAAGTTCATTCCGCGAAAGGTAAAGACGCCGATAGCATTAAATCAAAAATTAGGCGTAAGGGCCGAACCGTATATAAAGACGCAGTCGTGTTAGAGCAACCCAGTAATCAGGCCGAACTTGCAGAGGAAAAACATGCCCGTGCCGCTATTGCCAAGGCCAATAAATATAAAACGTGGATTGAAGAAGCAGAAAATGATCCGTATCAGCAAGTATCTACACGTCTAAAGCTAAACAAAATTCCATCGGATTGGTTAGACAACAATCCTGAATGGCAGGCTAGGATTGAACGATTAATTTCTTTTAAAGCCGCGGGTGGCGGGGTTAACAGTTTAGCTGAAATAGCACGAAACATGACTCGCTACACCAACGGTGGTGGCGTTAATTCGTTGAACGGAACAGCGCGGGACATGACTCGTCCTAAGGAAAGGCTGGGGTCTTTAACGAATCGGACAAGGGGGAAAGCGACGGCTTTGGGGCCAACGATTCCAATGCGGATCGGCGGCTTCCTCAATCCTATGCTGGAGCGCGTGCTAGATATATTCCCGAAAGATAATCCATATGGCTCTTTCCTGGAGCGGCTGGCTGTCGGTAGCTCACCAGAAAAAACGAGGGCTATGGGGGAAGGCTACCCGCACCAATACACGGGCAGAGGCCCAAACGATCCTCTCATCAATCCCGAGATCGTAGACCTGTTGGCTGCGGTTCCAGCGGGGACAGCTTTAAAAGCAGCCACATCCGCCGCGCCTTTCCTCAAAGCAGCCGCAGTCCCTGCCGGGATGCTGGCAGCATCACAAGCCCTGAGGCCGATAGCTAAAGGCGGACGTGCTGCTGACGATATGAGTGGCTTGGTTGCCGCAGCCCTGCAACGCCAAGCGGCATTCGATGACGCAATGGTGGTCTACCAAGGCTCCCCGCATAAATTTGACGCCTTAGATCCAACCAAGATAGGGACAGGTGAAGGCGCACAGGCTTATGGGCATGGGATTTATGTAGCTGAGAATCCAGACACAGCAAAAATGTATATTGCAGACCGCAGTTATGTGGGAAGACATATGCAAGGCCAACCGATTGAAACTGAGTTTGACGCTAAGTGGATAGCGCAAACAGCAGTTGATGAACATGGTGACAATGCGTTAGAGCATTTGCAAAATGTGTTGAAACAAAGAAGTTACAGCAAGAATCTAGCGCAGAAAAAAGCAAACGAACAAGTTAAAGACGCCATTAACATGGTTACTAAGGGGGAAGTTAAGCGCAGCGGTCACTTCTACGAAATAGATGTCCCTGATGGAGATATAGCCAAGATGCTGGATTGGGATGCGCCGCTGAGTGAGCAGCCGCAGAGTGTGCAAAGCGCGGTTCGAGGACTGTATGACGGTGATGTGCCTGCTAATAATAAGTATGGGGAGCGCCTCACTGGGGCTGATTTTCATCAGCGTGCAGTTGATAGACTATCAAGCGTTCATGGTAAAAAATTACTTGCCGAAGTTGGTATTGATAAAAGCGGTGGTCGTCCCGGCGGCGCACAACAACTTGCGTCTGAGTATCTTAATGCGCTAGGCATCCCCGGCATCAAATACTACGATCAAGGAAGTCGAGCAGCCGGAGAAGGCACCCGTAACATGGTGCTGTTCGAGGACTTAGCAAAACGAGCTAAAGTTCTTACACGAGATGGTATACCTCTCGCTGATCAAAAAATGCTGGATGTTTTAACAAACACCTATGGTCCTGAAAAGGAAGTCCCCCCAAATATTCGTAAAGCAATTCAGGAACGGGGCTTACATCCAAGAGATGAAACACCACCACTTCCCCCCGAAGAACTTAAGCTGGGTCAAAAAGTGTCTGTCGCAAATGCTACGGGTAGGTTCTTTTTTGAAAGACCCCTTCCTAATGGGTGGTTACTGATTCGGGAGGCTGAAACAGACACACACATAAAAGTACGAAAAGAAGATGTCCGGTCAGCGGAATATGCAGGTGGGGGCGGCGTCAATTCCCTTAACGGAATAGCACGAAACATGACCCGCTATACCAATGGCGGTGGGGTTAACTCGTTGAACGAAACCGCACGGTCAATGTTTGTATAATGCTCAAAAATCAGGACATAAAGCATGGCTAACGATCCTCGCGTATCGCTGATAGAGCGACAGGACGACAATCCTGATCTCAAGGAACTGGAACTGGATATTGAAATCGAGCAGCCGGGAACACTTTTCCCATCTCGAAGACCTGTTGTGGAGGGTATCTCTATTGAAGAGATAGAGGATGGTGGGGTTATTGTTGACCTGGATCCAAGTGCTTCCAGGGAAAGGGGGTCTGGAAACTTTTTCGATAATCTGGCAGAAGAACTGGATGACCGCGAACTGGGCGTCATTGCCAACGAATTGACCGCTGAATTTGAAGCCAACAAAACGTCGCGTGGGGATTGGGAAGATGCCTATGCCAACGGGTTGGAATTACTGGGTTTCCATTACGAGGAGCGAACACAGCCTTTCCGTGGTGCGACCGGCGTCACACACCCCTTGCTGGCCGAAGCAGCCACGCAATTTCAGGCACAGGCGTTTAATGAAATGCTGCCGCCCGGTGGTCCTGTAAGAACGGTCATTATGGGCGATTTGACCGCTGAAAAAGAACAGCAGTCTAAGCGTGTACAGGAATTTATGAACTATTACATCACCAATGTGATGGAGGAATACACGCCGGAATTTGATCAGATGCTTTTTTACCTGCCCTTGGCGGGTTCCACTTTTAAAAAGGTGTACTACGATGAAACTTTGGAGCGTGCGGTCAGCAGTTTCGTCCCTGCTGAACACCTTGTCGTCCCTTTTGAAGCGAGTGACCTCGAAACTTGCCCGAATATTACGCAGGTTGTGCGAACACCCCTTAACGATTTGCGTAAAAAACAAATTTCTGGCTTTTATCGAGATATCCCGGTCCATCCTACGCAGTCTGAAAGCTCTGGTATATCCAAAGAGTTGGAATATCTTGAAGGCGTTCATCCATCGACTATCGACTATGATTGTACGTTGCTGGAATGCCACGTGGACCTGGATCTGCCGGGGTATGAAGAAATCGGAGAAGACGGAGAACCCACCGGAATAAAAGTACCTTATCTAGTTACCATTAGTGAAGATAATGGGCAGGTGCTGTCAATTAAACGTAATTATCAGGAAGACGATCCACAGAAACGAAAGATCCAATACTTTGTACATTACAAGTTTCTACCTGGATTTGGTTTCTATGGACTGGGCCTGATTCACACGATTGGTGGGCTGTCCCGCACAGCCACTGCTGCACTGCGTCAACTTATCGACGCCGGTACGCTGTCGAACCTTCCTGCAGGATTCAAGGCTCGCGGCCTACGGATCCGGGACGACGAAGACCCGTTACAGCCTGGAGAGTTCCGAGACGTGGATGCGCCGGGGGGCGCTATTCGTGACAGCTTGATGCCGCTTCCCTTCAAGGGGCCGGACGCCACGCTGTTTCAGCTTTTGGGCTTTGTAGTTGAAGCCGGCCAGCGTTTTGCCACGATTACGGATTTGAAGGTTGGAGACGGCAACCAAGGTGCGGCAGTTGGTACGACGATTGCCATGCTGGAGCAGGGCACCCGTGTGATGAGTGCGGTGCATAAACGAATGCACTATGCCATGCGACAGGAATTTAAACTTCTGGCGCGAGTCATGGCGGATTATTTACCGCCGGAATATCCCTATGCCGTTGAGAACGCTGATCAAAATATTAAGGCGAAAGACTTTGATGATCGGGTGGATATTTTGCCGGTATCCAACCCCAATGTTTTTTCTCAGGCACAACGGATTACGCTGGCGCAAACACAAATGCAGCTTGCTACGCAGGCTCCCGAAATGCATAACATGTTTGAAGCGTTTCGACGTATGTATGAGGCGATGGGGGTACGGGATATTGAGAAGTTGTTAAACACACCTTCTACGGACGAACCGGAGCCAAAAGACCCGGCACAGGAAAATATTGATGCGCTTGAAAATACGGAGTTGAGGGCATTTGAAGGACAGGAACACGATGCTCATATTATGGCGCATTTAGTTTTTGGAACTTCAGGCACTGTACAGGGAATGCCTGCGATATCTATTTCTCTACAAAAACACATCATGGAACATGCCAAACTCAAAGCGCAGGAACAGGCTCCGATTATGTATGCCCAGCAGCAACAGAAAGCTGGGGGACAGCAGGGACAAGTCGCTGAAGGTCAAGAACAATATGAACTGGAAGCACTAACAGCACAATTAATTGCACAGGAAATGCAAAACCTGAAGGCATTAAGTGATCAAATTGCGAACATGGGTCAACAGGAAGGCCCTGATCCGTTGATCGCGTTGAAAGAGCAGGAACTGGCGATCAAGGGTCAAAAGAGTCAGGCGGATATTGCACAGGATCAAGCCGAATTGCAGCTTGACCAAACTAAGGAAGTTCGCAAAGGTCAGGAGTTTCAACAGCGCCTCACGAGTCAGGAGGGTCAAACGAAAGCCCGTATTGATGCTGCTCGTGAGCGTGAGATAATGCGTTTACAGCAGCAAGGCAACAGAGGGCAATAGCATGGGTGTAGTAAAGATCATTAGCGGCCCGGTAGAAGCGCCAAAACCGGAGAACAAGGCGGTCATTAAGGGTCAGGGCAGTATTCCCTATCCCAAAGCCACGCAAAGAAAAACTCCGAACATAGGAAAGGCCAAAATCACGAAAGGTCAAAAGCGTGGTATGGGCGCAGCACAACGAGGCGGTAGCTTTACGATTGCATAGCCATGCCGCTTAAACGTGGTTCCAGTGATCAGACCATCAGTGAGAACATTCGACGGCTGATGGAGGAAGGCTATCCGCAGAAACAGGCCATAGCCATTGCGATGCGTAACGCCGAGAAACGTCGTAAAAAAAGGAAACGCGCATGATCTCGGCACTTATTCCACAAATAGCGCCTATTCTTGGGAATGTACTGGACCGATTTTTCCCTGATAAAGAGAAAGCGGCGGAAGCACAACGGGCTATTGAAACCGCCTTACTTGAAAATGCGGCGCAGATTAATCTAGCGCAGGTTGAGGTCAACAAGGAAGAAGCCCAACACCGAACTGTTTTCGTGGCGGGATGGCGTCCCTTCATTGGCTGGGTTTGTGGTGTTGCTTTGGCGTGGCATTTTGTTGGTGTGCCGGTCACTATATTTTTTATTGCATGGTCCGGTGCAGAAGTGCCGGAGCTTCCGGTTTTTGACATGAACAGTCTGATGACGGTTTTGATGGGGATGCTGGGCCTTGGTGGACTTCGCACGTTTGAAAAAATGAAAGGGCTTACTAAATAAGTGAAGGGCAATTTTGACAGATGCTTGGAACAGGTTTTGAAACATGAAGGGGGTTATGTAGATCATCCTGAAGATCCCGGTGGCCGTACCAACATGGGTGTTACACAGGTTGCTTATGAAAACCATTTAGGTCGTCCTGTAACGGAAGAAGACATGAGGAAAATGCCGCTCGAACATGCCAAAGAGATTTATAAGGAAAGTTACTGGGACAAGGTGTGCGGAGAAGAATTACCAGAAGGCTTGGATTTCAGTGTTTTTGACTGGGCCGTGAACTCTGGTCCGTCAAGGGCTGTTAAAACCCTACAGAAGATAATAAATGTCGCGCAGGACGGCGCTATTGGTCCGATTACGTTAAAGGCAATTGATGATCGTGGTCCCGGTTATCTGATCCATAGATATGCAAAGGAAAGGGAAATGTTTTACAGACGTTTATCCACTTTTGCTACCTTTGGAAGGGGTTGGTTAAATCGGTTGGATAAGACGCAGAAAAAATCGTACGAAATGATGTGTGAAGAATAAATGGAAGAACATCAAATCGAGGCACAGGTATTAACACCGTTTGGTCCGCGCATTTTGAAAGCAACCGTTCCTCCAAACATATTGGATACGCTTAATTCATATTGTGAAGAGATTTTGGAAACAGAGAATCGGGAGGAGTTGGATATTTCCAAAGACTTAGTGGGGCACGTTCAGGAAGAGTGGTCTTTCAATCTTGAGAAGGTGCCCGATTTTGGAAATATGCTATTCATACTTACAAAAGGCTTGTATGAACACTTTATTAATGAGCGTAAGGAAGAGCAGACAGAAGTTCCTGAAAGTTTAGTTGTTCATAAAAGTTGGTTTGTTCGCGCATTTGAGAACGACTATAACCCTACGCATATGCATACAAGCGGGAGTTATTCCTGCGTACTGTACCTAAAGGTTCCAGACACCATCTCTGATACCAATAGCAAGAACGTCAATAAAACCGTTACCGAAGGGTATTTGGACTTTATTTATGGGACTTCGCTGGTATGTTGTGCAGGTAACTTATGTCTCAAGCCTGAAATAGGCGATCTTTATATTTTCCCTTCCTATCTATTTCACGCAGCGTATCCCTTCTATGGTGAAGGTGAGCGTCGGTCCTTTTCCGCTAATATGTCTTTAGGGGTAAAAAAGGAGGCTTAAAGGAATGGATTCATTTGATATTGTTCAGTTTATACAACGGACGATTAGGGAACGAAAGACGATTGTTCTGGATGTTTTAGAAAATAATGGTATAAAATCTATAGAACAATATAGGGAACTCATGGGTGAACTAAACGCCCTAAATTACGTTTTACAGGAACTCTCGGGCCTGCTAGAAAAACAGGAGCAAATGGATGACTGAAGCTGCTCAGAATGTAGACAACCTGTACGTCAAGGAAGATATCCGCGTACTGGACCCCACCCTTCTTGATCATACCCTTTTGGAAAGGATGCCAAGCCCTACGGGTTGGAGAATGCTTATTCTCCCATATCGTGGAAAAGGTACGACGGACGGAGGTATTCACCTACCGGACAAAACCATTGAAGAGGGTCAAATACAAACGGTTGTTGCCTATGTCTTAAAACAGGGTTCTTTGGCCTATAAGGATAAAGAGAAATATCCCGATGGGGCTTGGTGCAAGGAAAAAGACTGGATTGTTATTGCTAGGTACGCGGGGTCCAGGCTTCGAATAGAAGGTGGCGAGGTTCGAATCATCAATGATGATGAGGTTTTAGCCACTATTCTTGACCCAGACGACATTTTTAATTTCTAAAAGAGAGCAGTTATGGCAGAAACACAGCAAAAGGCACACGAAGCTGACAATGGGCAGGTTCCCTTGGAATTTGATGAAGAAGCCACAGAAGTAGAAATTTCTCCTGAAGTTTCTCCTGAAGCTGAAGAGCAAGTTATTGAAGTTGAAGGGAAAACTGAACAAGAAGAGTATGGGACCACGGTTCAAAAACGCATTGATCGTTTAACGAAAAAAATGCGGGAAGCTGAAAGACAACGAGAAGAAGCCATTAAATATGCTCAAAACGTCCAACATGAATCGGAAGGCCTTAAGGCGCGAATGCAGCAATTGGACCAAGGCTATGTGTCGGAATATGGCAACCGAATTAATGCCGAGCAGCAACAAGCCGAAAATGAATTAAAGAAAGCGGTGGAATTGGGGGATGTGGATGCCACGGTAGCTGCACAAAAAGCCATGACTCAATTGGCTGTAGCCCAGGATCGCTATGAACAGGCCAAGATACAGCAGGACCAGCTTTTGGCCCAGCAACAGGCTGCGTATACGCAACAGGCACAAGCCTTAAGCCAACCGGCGCAACCTCAAGTTGCTCCCCCCATCCCTGATCCAAAAGCGGAAAGATGGGCCGCTCGTAATGAGTGGTTTGGACAGGATGAGGCTATGACCTTCGCGGCCTTTGGGATCCATAAAAAAATGGTGGAAAGTGAGGGATTTGACCCTCAGAGCGAGGAATACTATAGTGAACTCGATGAGCGGTTACATAAAGAGTTTCCGCAAAAATTTAATGGGACCAGCAAACGCGCCGCCCAGACAGTTGCTGGAGTATCTCGTTCTTCTTCGTCCGGGCGCGGAAAGAAAAAGGTTAGACTCACCCCTAGCCAAGTAACTATTGCTAAAAAATTGGGTGTGCCGCTTGAAGAATACGCGAAATACGTGAAGGAGTAGGAAAATGACCAAAGAAGTAGAAACAGACCGCTTCGAAGGCATTGATCGTTCTCCTCGCGCAAAAAAGACGAGGGAAGAAACGGCGCAGCGTAAGCCGTGGGTTCCTCCCACCATGTTGGATGCACCACCTGCACCAGAAGGATATAAACATCGTTGGCTAAGAGCGGAAGTACGTGGTTTTGATGATCGTCAAAACATTTCAGCACGTCTTCGCGAAGGCTATGAGTTTGTTAGAAAAGATGAGTATCCTGATTTTGAAGCTCCGGTTATGGAGTCAGGTCGATATGAAGGTGTGTTTGGCGTTGGCGGATTGATTCTGGCGCGGATTCCACTGGAAACAGTGAAGGAACGTACTGATTATTTTGCTAGTAAAAGCCAAGATTTGATGGACGCAGTCGATCACGACATGATGCGCGAGAATGCTCATTCAACAATGACGATTGATAGACCAAATCGTCAGACTCGTGTAACTTTTGGCGGTCCACGAAAATCGTGAACTGCTCCATTTGGGAGTAAGAACCAATGGCTAATACTTATTCTGCAATGGGGTTACAACCCATTGCTAAATTAGGTCAAGGCACTAACTCCACTGGCATTACAGGCTACACTCCGTATGAAATTGCAAATGGCAACACAACCGCCATCTACCACGGCTCTCCAGTTATCCCCCTTTCTACGGGATATATTTCACTGGTAGGCGCTGCGGCTGGTGGATCGGTTAGTTTGGTAGGCGCTTTCGTAGGGTGTGAATATGTATCCAGCACTACCTCGAAAACCATTTGGTCAAATTATTGGCCCGGTTCCGGGGCGGACAGCAACTTTCCTGTAAAGGCTTTTGTCGCCGATGATCCAAACCAGTTATTCATAATTGGGACGGATGCGTCGTGGACAAGTAAAGCCACAGCAAGAGCGGCTGTCTTTGCTAATGCAAATTTTAGCAGTGGCACCAGTGGCTCCACTAAAACAGGTCGTTCCTCCGCAGCACTTGCAATCAGCACCATTGCAACTACCAACTCATTGCATCTGAGAATTATGGGTTGGGTAGAAGATGATTCTGATGCAGATTTTACTGCGGCGGGCATCAAGGCCATCGTAAGGTTGAACAACAGCTTTAACTCACCGGAAGGTAGTATTGCTGCTGGGACACCTTCGACAACCGGCGTTTAGGAGGGTTTGATATGGCTATTTCTCGCGCACAACTCGCGAAAGAGCTTGAACCCGGCCTTAATGCCTTGTTCGGGCTTGAATACGACCGTTACGACAAAGAACATACAGCAATCTACGAAGAAGAATCTTCAGATCGTGCATTTGAAGAGGAAGTGATGCTTGCCGGTTTCGGAACGGCTCCGGTAAAAGGTGAAGGTAGTGCAATTACTTTCGATGACGCGCAGGAAACTTACACTGCCCGTTATACGATGGAAACGATTGCTCTTGCCTTTAGCATTACGGAAGAGGCTATCGAAGATAACCTGTATGATCGTTTGGCTTCTCGGTATACACGCGCTTTAGCACGTTCAATGTCACAAACGAAGCAGGTTAAAGCTGCTGCGGTTTTGAACAATGCTTTTAGCACTTCTTATCCCATCGGGGATGGCGCGGCTCTTTGCTCGTCTTCACATCCGTCGCTTACCGGTAATCAGCGTAATCTGCTGTCTACCGCAGCAGATCTCAACGAAACTTCTCTTGAGCAGATGCTGATCGATATTGCCGGACTGACTGATGAGCGTGGCTTGAAGGTTGCGGTTCGTGGAATGAAATTGCTCATTCCAAAGGAACTGCAATTCATAGCCGAGCGGGTGCTTAATTCAACCCTACGTGCAGGAACGGCGGATAATGACATTAACGCCATGAAAGCAATGGGGATGTTGCCTGAAGGAGCTACCGTCAATCATTTCCTGACTGATACGGATGCGTTTTTCATTAAAACTGATGCGCCAAACGGCTTTAAGCTGTTTCAGCGTACGCCAATCCGTACCGCGATGGAGGGTGACTTCGATACTGGAAACATGCGTTTTAAGGCACGGGAGCGTTACAACTTTGGTGTTTCTGACTGGCGTGGTGTTTTTGGTACACCCGGAGCGTAATTTTTCGTTCTGAAGGAATGGAGGGGTGGCTTCTGTCGCCCCTCTGCTTTTCTGGGAAAATTAGCCCTAGCGACTGTCCCAGCAGACGCTTACCAAGACTCTAGGGCAAAACCTTTGGTAAGGAGGTAATAAAGTGGCTAAAACTACTTTTGCAGGTCCAGTTCGATCTCTCGCAGGATTCATTAATGCTGGTTCAACGGGTGTCGTTAGTTTAACGGCTGATACGACCATGACCGTTGCATCTCACGCAGGAAGATTACTGTTAACTAACGATGCCGATGGCAAATTTACGTTGCCCTCGATTGTTGTTACAACGCCCGGTGATCCGACAGATCCCACTCAGCTTAACAACCTTGGCGCAACCTTCACTTTCTTAGTGATTACCGCAGCTACGGATATGGATATTTTGACCGATGGAACAGACAAGTTTGTCGGTGGACTTTATCTTGGTAAGAGTGATGCGGCGGGCAAGACCTTTATGTCTGGCGGATCTAATGATGTCATCACGATGAATGGTTCCACCAAGGGCGGTATTGTTGGCTCAGTGGTCACTTGTTATGCGGCGGCTAGTGCAAAATACGTGGTTAGTGGGACAGTGCTTGCTTCCGGTACAGTGGTTACTCCGTTTGCTGACGCATAAAGGAGTATCAAATGGCAGATTCAGTAAATGTATCGACCATTATTGATGGTCCTCGTAAAGCAGTGTTCTATCTCACTAATATTAGTGACAGTACGGGCGAATCGGCTGTCACGAAGATAGACGTAAGTGCTTTAAGCACCAGTGCAGACGGAGACACTTGCACAGGTGTTCGTATTGAAAGCCTTTCTTTTTCCACTGTTGGCATGGGTGTCCAACTGCTTTGGGATGCTACAGCTAATCGCTTAGCCATTGAACTTCCCGCCAATTATAGTGATTCTTTTGATTTTTCCGCATTTAGCGGTCTTCCAAATTATTCCGGTTCTGGAAAAAATGGAGATGTGCTATTAACCACAGTGGGGGCAGGAAGCGGTGAAACTTATACTTTAACCATTACCTGTATTAAGGAATATACGGATCTGTAAGAATTACTGAATGAGCTTTTATGCACATGCAAGACGAACCTGCGAAAATTCCTAAAGACCTGGAGGAAATGCGGACGCAGTTTTATCATTACGCTACACAGCAACATTACATATTGGATAAAGTAAACCAACTGGAGCCAGACGTTAAAGACATAAAACGTACCTTGTTTCAGATAAAGTGGTTTTTGCTTGGTGGCGTAGTGATATTGCTGACTCAACAGACTGGAATATGGCCCGTTGTAGCTGCAATGCTTAAATGAATGAAGCCTATATCGGACTTGAAAAAGACATATGCAACGAAATTCGTGATTGGTCGGCATATGCCTTAGAAGAGAAAAGCCCACATTTTAATGGCTTTTCACCGTGCCCCTATGCCCAGAAAGCATGGGAAGACAATAGAGTCTCTATTGTTTTTAAGTCTTCCGCTTCTTATCAGCCCCTTTACGATGTAATTTCTCAATTTGAGGACACGCAGGATGTTGTCCTTTTGGTGGATTTATCCTATTCGCATTCGAAATCTTTTCATCAAAAACTCGAACAGGTGAATGAGGATATAGCGGAAGGTGGCTTTATAGATAAGGATATTTGGGTAATGGGGTTCCATCCTGAAGACGAGCCCAATGAACTCATTGACGATGGTACTTTTGACCAACAGGTAGACACTTTATATGCGATGATTTTTGTTCAGCGTTTGAGTAAGTTACAGGAGGCTTCTCAAAAATTGGCTGCTCTGGGTTATTACGACAGGTATACTGGAAATCATAGTATCTATGAAAAACGAATCGAGATGTATAGGAGGTTAAAGGATGATAGATCCTAATTTTGTATCCCCACGTAAACGACTTGCTATGGGGGAGGAGCTTGAAACTCTCCGGAAGGAGCAGCCATTGCCAAAGATGCAGCAGCCCCAAGGGATGCCAAAGATGCAGCAGCCCCAAAAAATGCCAAAGCAGATGCGTGGGGGCGGTGGCGTGAAAAAAAGAGGCATTAGAAAGAGATAATGGCTACTTCAGGTTCCACAAATTTCGAACTCGATGTAAGTGATTATATTGAGGAGGCTTTTGAACGATGCGGTCTTGAGATTCGTACAGGCTACGATTTAAAAACTGCGAAGCGTTCCATGAATTTGCTTTTAGCGGATTGGGCTAACCGTGGTTTAAATCAATGGACCATTAAACAGTCCTCGATAACGGTTGCTGCGGATATTACGGAGTATCCGGGGGGAACCTTAACCATGACAGTGGGGGATAGCTCTAGTTTTAGTGTGTCTGAGACGATTACTGGTGGAACCAGCGCAGCTACAGCCTCTGTTACGAACCTTCCGTCCGCTACTTCAATGGCGATCACTATTCCCACAGGTACCTTTACCAGTGGAGAAACCCTTACGGGCGGAACCAGCGCAGCCACCACTACACTTTCCGCTGCGGTTGATTTAACGGATGTTCAGGCCACTATAGATATTTTATCGTTAGTGGTTAAACGAGACGACAATAGTTATGCCGCAGCCCGTTTAAGTCGAGACGGTTATATTACGATTCCCAATAAAACGGAAACAGGCCGTCCTTCTCAGTTTTTCTTAGATAGGCAAATAACGCCTAATTTAAAAATCTGGCCCGCTCCTGAAAACAGCACGGATATTCTTATTTTTGATCGCCTTTATCGAATAGATGATGGAGATGATTTTACAAATACGCTTGGCGTACCTTTTCGGTTTTATCCCGCTTTAGCAGCAGGGTTGGCTTATTATATTGCTTTAAAACGAGCACCTGATCGTATCCAGATATTAAAACCGTTATACGAAGAAGAGATGGAACGGGCTATGACAGAAGATCGTGACAGAGCCTCCTTTAATGTCGTGCCTAGTCTAGAGTACGCGAGATTTAACTGATGTCTCGTTATGCAGTTGGAAAACGTGCGTTGGGGATTTCAGATCGATCTGGATTTGCCTATTTACTCAGGCGTATGAAGAAGGAGTGGACAGGAGCCCTTGTTGGATATGACGAATGGGAACAAAAACAACCCCAGTTAGATCCAAGACACAAAGTAGTAGATCCACAGGCTTTGAAAAACCCCCGTCCAGATCGAATTGAACCGATGGTGGTTTATGTGGATACGATCATTCCTGAGATAACTGATTTTAAGCCAATCATGTCTGTGGGTCAGGTTGGGGACGTTACGGTGACAACCTCATGAGTTTTACTTATTCCAGTTTAAAAACCGCCATAGAGGATTATACGGAAAATACGGAAACCACATTCGTGACGCACATGGACGACTTTATAAAGCTGTCCGAAGAACGGATTTTAAAAAATGTGCAGTTGCAACTTTTCCGTAAAAATACAACTGGGACGATGACCTCTTCTAATCAATATTTGGCAATGCCCAGTGATTTTTTAGCCCCTTTTTCCTTATCTATAACCAGCAGCAGTGTAAAAACTTTTTTGCAATTTAAAGATGTAAATTATGTACAGTCCTTTAATCCAAACAGTTCTACTACAGGAACACCTCGGTACTACGCCATATTTGATATAACCAATTTTATTATTGGACCCACCCCGGATAGTGGATACACTTCAGAATTGCATTATTTTTACCGACCGGCGAGTTTAACCGCAGCCGGAGACAGCGGTACGACATGGCTAAGTGAAAACGCAACTTTGGCTCTTTTATATGGGTGTTTAACCGAAGCCTATACCTATATGAAAGGGGAACAAGACTTAATGGCAGAGTATGAAAAACGATTTGGCGAAGCAATGGTGGCCTTGAAAATGTTTGGAGAAGCCAAGGAAGTCACAGAAGATTATCGGGCCGGTATGGTTATTAGGCCGAAACAATGATAGACGCATTAAAGCTGGATCTTCCTTCCGATTATGCCGTAGAGGTTCATACGACAAACAATCGCGGCTTTACAGCGGAAGAAGTGGCGCACCTTTGTGTAAACAAGATTATCTCTATATCCAATAATACTCATCCGGGTATTCAGGCACAGGCTTACGCCTTTAAGAGCCATATAGAAAAGACCATTGCTTTTTACATGCGTGAAGCTATTAAAAGTGACCGGACCACGGTATATAACGCATTAATGGATGCAGGTCAGCCAGAACTTGCTGAATCAATCAGGAGACTTTGACATGGCTTTTACCGGTAATTTTATGTGTACGTCTTTCAAGAAAGAGCTTATGGAAGCCAAGCACAATTTTCTAAACAGTGGTGGCAGCACATTTCTAGCAGCGTTATATACCAATAGCGCCTCTTTTACTGCGGCTACAACAGCGTATACCGCAACTAATGAGGTTTCTGGTACGGGTTACACCGCTAAAGGCAATACGCTAACCCGCGTAGATCCTTCTACCAGCGGTACGACCGCACTTACCGATTTTGCGGATACAACGTGGACTTCTTCCACCATTACGGCCAGAGGCTCGTTAATTTTTAATGACAGCGCCAGCGGAGATCCTTCTGTTATTGTTTTGGATTTTGGGTCAGATAAAGCGTCCAGTTCAGGAGATTTTACGATTGTCTTTCCTGCTGCGGATGCCAGTAACGCGATTATAAGGATCGCTTAATGGCGGCAATTACCGGCTGGGGCCGCAGTACGTGGGGATCTGGCACATGGGGCGAGGCCTTTCCTGTCTCCGTAACTGGTGTTGCGGGAACAGGCACAGTTGGTTCGGTAACTGTTGTTATTGGTATAGATGTTTCTGTAACAGGGGTTGCAGGCACAGGAGCGGTTGGATCTGTAACGGTTACTGAAGGAAGCGGTGTAACCGTTTCTGTAACAGGTGTTGCTGGAACGGCTGCGGTTGGCTCTGTAACGGTCGAAGGTGATGCCAGTGTCAGCGTAACGGGTGTTGCTGGAACGGCTGCGGTTGGCTCTGTAACGGTCGAAGGTGATGCCAGTGTCAGCGTAACGGGTGTTGCTGGAACGGCTGCGGTTGGGTCTGTAACGGTCGAAGGTGATGCCAATGTCAGCGTAACGGGTGTATCGGGTACAGGGGAGACAAACGGGGTTCTCGTTTGGAGTCTTATAATTCCAGATCAAGACCCCGGCTATAGTGAAATTAGCCCAAGTCAATCTCCATCCTGGTCCTCTGAAACACCCTCTCAAACGCCAGACTGGTTAAAAATTGCAGCATAGGACATGAATTATGGCAAGTACATACACAACTAATCAGGGCCTCGAAAAACCGGCAACGGGTGATCGTTCCGGAACTTGGGGGACCATGACAAATACGAACATGGACATGTTGGACCGGGCCATTTCAGGGGTGGGTGCACTTAGCCTGACAGGCACAGCCACTACATTGACCACGTCAGATGGTTCGGCTTCAGACGGGAACTATAAGGTCCTGGTATTGGGTGGAAGTCCGAGTGGCACCAATACCATTACATTAAGCCCAAACGATGGAGACAAACTGTATTTTGTGGTCAATGCCAGCGGCCAAAGCGTAATTTTTTCACAAGGCACTGGTGCGAATGTCACGATTGCCAATGGTGCGGCTGACATCATCTACGCGGATGGTGCGGGAAGTGGTGCAGCCGTAGCAAGTTTGCTGGCTAATGACCTTGTTTTTAAGACAGGTGATGGCGTAATTCTGAATCTTCAGACCTCTGATACGACGGTAACGGCTGCAAGTGTTCTGGGTCGTTTGGATTTTACAGCGCCTGATGAAGCCAGTGGCACGGATGCCATTCTCCTAGCGGCAAGTATTGCTGCTATTTCCGAAGGTACTTTTGCGGCAGACAATAATGCTACCAAGCTCTCGTTCTTGACGGGTGCGTCAGCGGCGGCGTCAGAAGTGATGTCCATATCGTCGGTTGGCAACGTGACGATGAAAGAAACCGAAACTGGTGATGACACGCCGATGACCCTCTCACTCACCACGGGTGAGGTGGACATAGCGGCGTCAGATGTGCTCGGGAAGATAGAGTGGTCTGCCCCTGATGAAGGTGCTGGAACCGACGCTTTACTTGTTGCCGGGGCCATCGACTGCGTCTCCGAAGGGGACTTCGCAGCAGACTCGAACGCCAGCAAATTGTCATTCAGAACCGGCGCATCCGAAATTGCGACCGAGAAGATGACCATATCTTCTGCCGGGGATATTGCGTTTACCGTTTCCGATGGCGCAGCGATTACCGGAGTTGCCTCAATTAACGCTGGCCAAATCGGCGGAAGTCGAAATTTTATTTACAACGGCGATTTCCAAGTATTTCAACGTGCGGCTTCAGTGAGCGGTATCGGCAACGGCGATACTGGATACCATGTACACGATAGGTGGATGATTTCGGCAGGCGCGGGTGTGCAATCTGAATTTACTTGGTCGGGGGATACTGAAACTCCTGATGGGTTTAATTCGTCGATGAAATTGAATTGCACGACAGCAGAATCAGCGGTCGCTGCTGGAGAATGGTGGTTTGTGTCGCAGCGATTTGAGGGACAAGATTTGGCAGCACTCAACAAAGGAGATGCTCAAGCCAAAGCGTTGACCTTGAGCTTCTGGGTGAGATCAACAAAAACAGGGACGTTCATCTGTATGCTGTATGACGCTGACAACACAAGGCACATTTCACAGGCTTACACGGTAAGTTCAACCAATACTTGGGAATATAAAACGCTAACCTTCGCTGGTGATACGAGTGGTGCTCTCAGCAACGATAACGCACGGTCGCTTGATGTCTGGTGGTTCTTAATGGCGGGTTCCGACATGTCATCAGGAACACTTGCTACATCGTGGGCGTCGTACACTGCGGCGAATAATGCGGTTGGGCAAGTTAATGTGGCTGATAGCACCTCGAACCTTTGGTTTATGACGGGCGCGCAGTTGGAAATTGGTAGTACTGCCACTGCCTTTCAATATGAAACACAGGGGGAAAACCTACTGCGCTGCCAACGCTATTACGCAAAACGCGCAGCCTCGAACGCTATCCTGTACGGATCATCCGTAACTGGATCAGGGGTGAATTATAGTCACTGGCAATTTCACGTTCCGATGAGAGCAGCCCCTACGATGACCGGCGAGGGCGGTGGTTCTTCCGGCAATACTCAGCAACAGATCAGTGTGGATTCTGGCGGGTCATATGCTGCGGCTGGTACTTATGCGACGTGGGGCAATGATTCAACAGCAAGTGCGGATTTATAAACTAGGAATTTTCATAATGTCATTGAATGAAATCAAAATTAAAGATGCGTCGTTGCTAAAGTATATTAACGTGATTGGCACTTCAGAGCCGTGCATCGTCCAAGTTGTTTTCGACGGCGTGAAATATGGAGTCCCGATGGACACCGGCAACGCTGATTACGCAGTGATTCTAAAACTCCTTGATGCTGAAGAAATTACGATAGAAGACGGCGAAATTATTGAAATAGATTAATGTGCTACGGTTTCAAATCGAATGGATATAGGCCTCTTCGAGGGAAGTGCAATCGCCGTGTGCCTTGGATTGGTAGGGACAATGTGGGGCTTTCTGCAAAAACTCGTCAGCAGCAAACTGCGCGAGCAATATGAGATCATCGTGAAATTAATAGATCGAATGAATCGCTCAGATGACGCCGCGGAAAGAAGGCACAATGCGCTGATAGATAAAACCGATGAATTGGAAAAAACAGTTGGATCTCTGTCGGAAAAGATTAGCTTTCTTCAAGGCCGTCTGAATTCAAGAGGGCATTCATAGAATGCCATTAACCAAGTTACAATTCCGTCCCGGCATTAACCGTGAAATTACTTCCTATAGTAATGAAGGCGGCTGGTACGACTGTGACAAGGTTCGCTTCCGGTACGGCTATCCTGAAAAAATAGGGGGCTGGGAACAGGATTCTTCAGCCACTTTTTTAGGAACCTGCCGTGCGCTTCATACCTTTGTCATCTTGGCTGGTGACGTTTATACCGGTGTAGGTACTAATCTAAAATATTATATTTATTTGGGTGGTACGTTTAATGATATTACACCGTTGCGTTCGACCACTTCTGCGGGGGATGTGACTTTTTCAGCCACCAACGGTTCTTCTACTATCACGGCAACAGATTCAAGCCACGGCGCAGTTGCCAATGATTTTGTTACGTTTTCTGGAGCAGCTACTTTAGGCGGCTTGATTACTGCTACGGTGCTTAACCAAGAGTACCAAATTGCCACCATTGTAAACGCCAACAGTTACACGTTTACGGCTAAGGACACATCAGGAGATGAGGTTACGGCCAATTCCAGCGATAGTGGAAATGGCGGCTCTTCCGTAGTGGGCAAATATCAAATCAATACGGGATTGGATTCCACTGTATTTGGCACGGGATGGGGCACCGGTACATGGGGCCGTGGTACGTGGGGATCGAGTAGCTCTCCCACAGTAACAGACACGTTGCGCCTATGGTCCCATGATAATTTTGGCGAAGATTTATTGCTTAATGTTCGTGACGGCGGCATTTATTATTGGGACAGTAGCGCCAAGACACTAGGCACAGATCGTGCCGTAACGCTTGCTTCACTGGATACGGACTCCGCCATACCGACCATTGCCAAACAGGTGCTGGTGTCCGACCGAGATCGACATATTCTGGCTTTTGGCTGTGATGGTGAAACCACGATTGGGACGCAAGACCCTCTCCTTATTCGCTTTAGCAGTTCAGAAAGCACCACTACATGGAATGCGCTGGCAACCAATTCTGCCGGAGAACTGAGAATAGGCATGGGTTCTGAGATTATTTGCGCCGTCGAGACACGTCAGCAGATCATGGTATTTACCGATGCTTCGCTGCACGCCATGCAGTTTCTGGGACCGCCTTTCACCTTTGGTATTACGCAGATATCTGAAAATATCACCATTATGGGTCCGATGGCGGCAAAAGCCGTGGACGACACCGTCTTCTGGATGGGCCGCGAGGATTTTTACCTGTTTGACGGGCGTGTACAAAAACTGCCCTGCGCGGTTCGTTCCTATATTTTTAATGACTTTAATACGCAACAGAATCAAAAGGTTTTTGCCGCTTTAAATGCCACGTTTAATGAGGTCTGGTGGTTTTATCCCTCAGAGGATTCCACGGAAATAGACAGATACGTGATTTACAATTATCAGGAACAGGCTTGGTCCTACGGTTCCTTGGCCCGTACTGCGTGGTTGGATCGGGGCATTAATGATTATCCGTTTGCGACGGGGACGGATGGCTTACTTTATGACCATGAATTTGGTCTGGATGACGGCAGTACCAACCCTTCTTCGGCCATTAGCTCCCATATTGAATCGAGCCAGATTGATATTGGCGACGGGGAGCGGTTTGTTTTCATCAAGCGCTTGATCCCGGATATAACTTTTACAGGCTCTACTACGGGAAGCCCAGCAACCACTTTTACCCTGAAAACACGCAATTTTCCGGGAGGAGCCTATTTAAGCTCTGATGACAGTACAGTCACGCAATCGGAAGCTGCTACTTCCACGGTAGTGGAGCAATTCACCAATCAGGCCTTTATACGCCTGCGGGGACGGTCCTTTGCCCTGCGGGTCGCCAGTTCTGACCTGAAGGTCCAGTGGCGCTTGGGATCTCCGCGTGTTGAAGTACGGCAGGATGGTCGGCAATGACCTCCCGACGCCTTGTTCAGCCGCAGTTCCCGATTCCCCCGAACGCCTATGATGCGGCCTATATGGCTGAAATCGTGCGGGCTTTTTCCGTGTTTTTACAGCAGGTCAACAATCCCGGCGACTCACGGGCCACGACCCTTACCCTGACGCACCTCCAGTCCGATGACTACAATCTGGAGACAAGCGCCCTTTTCGAGCATGACGGCTATGTCAAAATCACCCTTGGCAACGTGTCCAATCCTCGCGGGAGCGAGGGCACCGGAACCGTAGGATCGGTGACGGTGACCATCTCCTGATGGACAGGCCCATCCTTTCCTTGTCTGGTTGGCGGTCCAAGGACAGTTTTGATATAGTGTTTTGTGCATCATGCGGCAGTAAGGTAGATACGCCTGCGGAAGTTGCTTCCTACCCTTCAGGTCAGTGTCCAGAATGTAAAACCCCGTGGACAGGGACCGAGAAACGCAGCACAACAGTCACGGTCCACGCTCCACGTGCCAGCAGAGGGGCGACATAATGGCTCACGATCTTTCCGCTATGGGGATTACCGGCATACAGAGTGTTGCCGATCTCCTTGCGGATTTCGGACGAGGTGGTGACGGGTATTTTGCTCACACCACGGAAGGTGAAACCGTCGTCCCACTGGATGTGCTGGATGAAAACCCCCGTTTAAAAGAAGCTCTTTTTACCCAGATGCGGGAAATGGGTCTTGAACCCGAACGCTACATCGTGGGTAACGAACTCAATTCCATTAACCCGGTTACGGGTCAGCCGGAATTTGGTCTAAAGAGTTTTTGGAGAGGCGCTAAAAACATAATAAAGACCGTTGCGCCGATTGTATTACCTGTTGTATTTGCCCGTTCACCACTTGGGCCTATTCTTGGATCTGCTTTTGGTGCGGGCGTTGGATCTGCTATTGCCGGTAGGAGCACTAAAGACAGCTTTAAAGCAGCCGCAATTGCAGGTGGCATCGCAACAGCATTAAGAGGTGCCTATGCGCCTGAAGGAGTAGACCCTCTTGACCAGATTAAGGCAGACATAAGGAGTCCGTTGCGACGCATAGGACAGACCTTGGGGGGGTCAAAACTGGGCCTTATACCAGAGGCACGTTCCGATTATTGGGTAAGTCCGTGGACCAGAAGCAGCTTCTTAACACCAGAGTCACCAACGACAGTGCCGGAGGTGAGTAACGCAGGTATTGATTATCAGCCAGGATATGCCCCCGGTACGGGAACGGATTATCTTCAGGTTGGAGAAGCCCCCACGCCAAAGGTGGATTATTCATATACGCCGGATTCTAGGTATGGAACAGGCTCTACAAATTTAATTGGGGGCCAAGTACCAACACTTAGTCCTGCGGCTGTGGATCCGCGTGAGCTTGATAAAAGGGGATTTTTTAAATCTATATATGACCGTGACTTCAAACAGGCTTTCTTTCCAGAGCGTCTGACTGGGCGAGAAATGTATACAGCAGAAGACTGGGCTGCGTTAAGTCCTACGGACAAACTCGCTGCTCAAGAATTGGCTGACCTTCAAAATCCCGGTTTACTTCGAAGTTACGGACCTTTGTATGGTGCAGGAGCAGCACTACTGGCGGCAACAGGGGGCTTTAAACCAGGAAAACAACCAGATCCTGTTGATTATTATGGGGGCGTGACGGGAACTGATCTATTGGCGCAAGCTCCCGGTAAATTTAGTGTAGGTGTACCAAGAGTATTTGATC